GCGTCGCGTTGACTTTAAGCTCGATTTCCATATCTGACTTGAGATAAAGGAAATTTGCGAGTTTGTCACGAGCGAGTTTGGAGTTGGCGAATAAATCCTGCGGGAAGTTGAATTCCTTAATGTATTGTGGCGTATCAGCGAGAAATGTAGATTTCGAAAGTGTCTGGTTCAAGACAACGTCCGTTGAACTCCATATTCCCTCCGCTAACAGCACCGGGCGCTCAAGGATAGAAGTCACGTCATGATGAGTTCTGTCCGCGAGAGCCACGGCAGTGGTCGCAGAAGGAAGAGGAATCACAGGGACGTCAGCTTGAATGTCAGTAGAGATGTTTCCGGTCGTAGTATCAACAGTTGGTGAGGTTTCAGTATATTCTTGAGTGCTAGCAATAGTGTTAGTTTTATGCAGAGACTTCTATTAGTGTCATGTGCAACCCAGGGTTTTTCAACTTGTCCCAAGCTAAATAGCTTCAAGCTTTACAAGTGTTAAGCGATCGTAATAAAGAGTTTCGGGTTATGCTCTCTATCCGCAATTAACACAGGTGAGAGTTTAACGTCTTCTCAAGGACGGGGGTTCCCACTGTTTAGAGTGGCACGGGAGATAGTATTCAAAAGAATTCGCTATCAAACGTGCTCATCCACTCTGTATAAGTAGGAACGTTCAGTTTGAGTCCACGAGCACGACAGGCATTCAGCATAAGCTTCGATGTCATATCATACTCGATTTTACCATGTAGAGCTAATTCTCGAAGAGAGGTTTCTACATTTTCGATCGTGGAAGCGATCTTAGCTTTGCCTCTAATCCAATTTACCATTTCTTTCACGACGTCAAGGTCGAGGGGAGCACGGAAGTATCCGTTCTCATCTCGAACAAAACGCCGCTTTAAAAAGGCAACTTGGTCCAGAGTGCGGAAGGGGGTCTTTTCCTCTGTCTTCGTCTCGTTTGTGTAGGTTAGTCCTAGGAAAGACAATGCATCTGTGAGAGTGTAGTGATTGAACCAGTGTCCAATTTCATCACTCACATTTAGAACATTGTCATCTCCAAAGAATTGTGCTGACACATACTCATCGAAGTCACACACCCACGGTAAACCATTGTTCGCTTTGCAGTACAGATAAGCCATACGAGTGACTATCTGATTGTACATTGAGTTAATGATAACAGTGAGTGGGTTTCCAGAGGGTTGAGAGTGGGTTTGCTGAATGATTTCGCCGTCAACGAGGACACGCGAATTGCAAATCTCCTCCCATAGCACAGTACGGATCATTTTGTTTTCATCTGAGTCGTCATACCAATCATTGATGATGTCCAGGATACTCCATAGGATCTCTTGGGAAAGAGAGCCATCGAAGTTCGAGTAGTCACCAGCGATGATATTATCACCCATCTTAGACAAAGCGGTTCCGATTCTGTGCCAATCCAGGTTGTAAACATTGGTACCAACAGCGATTTCGTTATCAATCCGAGATTCCATGATGGCATTCACAAAGCACAAGAAGTACATGCGAATAGCTATCACGAAATGCTGCGGAGCGGCTTCGAAGACGCGTGTTTTCCCAGCGTTCACTTTCTCGATCGGGCGGCGTTCATCTTTCAGTGTGGCAATGAAGACTACGTCACCACGACGTCCATTCCGGCAATGATCTAGCAAGGTCTCCACGTCCTCTTTAATCTCGGGACTAAAGAGGTACGTTTCATCCTTACCAAACCAATGCTGTTTTCCGGGGCCAGGGTTGTTCAGACAGTAGGGGTATCCAGGAGACGTTGTGCGATTTATGGGTTTCATAAACTCGCCTCCACCACATCCTTCAATTGCTTGCTCGTACGTCAGTACGAACCGCTCATGACGAGTGTGGATTTTCATAGCAACACTGTTGACAGCGATGTCCAATACTTTAGGGTTTATGGGAGGTACAGTTCCAAGTACCTTCTTTATTCCTTGTCGCATTGGGTCGATGGCAACACCATTAACTGTTCCGGGTCGTAGATAAGCAGGTTTTGTCGTTGGTAGTGTGATGAGCCCAGCTATTAAACTTGGAGCTAACTGCGTCTTGGAGCTTGAACGGGGTTGTTCGGAGGTTCCAAGAGACAGACAGTCGCCAAGCATTGCTAGTGATTCTCTAGGGAGTTGTTCCGTGTTAGTGCCTTCAGCGTACGGGATGCGAGCATCCACGTAGCCTCGGACATCAATTTCCTTAGCTTTGATGTGAATTTCCAAGTTCCTTTCTATGAATTCGCGGGAGAGTGCAGCCGCAAAGCCATATCCATTGCATCCAGCAACGTGCATTCCAATGATTTTCCCAGATATGAGTTTGTTCTTGCAGTAGATTAAACCACCGCAATCACCTGATTTGGTGTCTATATCATATCCGAGATAACTGAAAACACGTGCTTTAAACAAAGGATCCGTAGGGTGGTCATAAGAGAAGTTCTTTTCCATTCCAATGTAGAAGTTGTTAGTAGAGAAAGTGTGATGTACGAGATATTCTGACAAACGTCGCATTCCAGCAAACACAATTTGGCCTTCCTTGAGGTTGTCCAATTGTGCGGCTGGCACGAAGCATGAGCGAATATCACGGCGTGAAGGTACAGTATTCGGTAGTGTCATGAAAGCCAAGTCCACATCGTGTCCAAATCGATCTTGCATTTGAGTCCATTTACAAAGAGAAAATGGAATCATAGTGTGTTGATCGGTAGAATAAGGATTCGAGATGAACAAAACTGAGTCCTGTTTACAAGCGCGTATGAAGTGGTGAGGTAAGAGTAGTGTGCGTCCTGTGACAAAAACTGCGTTCATACCAAAGGTCGTTGTGTCTGAGTGGTTGCATCCTATGCGTACAGCATTCTTAAGGTTAACAGATTCCCATTGCTCAAGCTGAACCAAGTCCGATACTTGGGCGACAAGTCGTCCATTCTCGTAATGATTCATCTGAGCTTCAACTCGGCCATTTTCCATAAACTTTTGGAAATTTCCGAGTCGGGTTGCTACTTCCTTAGATTCTGCAAATACGCGGCGAGGTCCTACGCGTGTATTGGTTTCTTTCGATTCCATATACACGCGCTTAGCATTATCCAGGTACAAAGAGGTCCATTTTAGTTCGTCGGGGTATTCCTTAGCAAGAGCCTTACAAAGTCCGATTCCATGTTCATTAGAGCCAATAGGGTGAGTGAAGCCTTTACGATACTTGTAGTTACAGAAGGTGCAACCGTATCGGCAAGGTGAAGCATGAGCCAGATCATAGAAAGTGTTAGCATTTCTGATTGAGCAAGAGGTGAAGAGATTTCTTACACAATCGTAATACTTGGCAAATCCAATGATCCAGAGACAGTTGAGCAAATGATAAGGTGAAAGAGTAGAAGCAACAAATTTAACGAAAGTGATGAATGAGTGGCAGGCACTAGAAATAAGAGAACGAGCTTTGCTGAGGATACCGCGGGCGATGTTTACCGCACGCGTGTATACCCATGCCATACTCTTCCTCATAAAATTAGTAGCCTCATCGATACGTCGGTCAATTCGGTCAATCAGGTCGGGGTATTGCATTTCCATTCCACAAGTAGAGTTTGAGATGAAAGCAGCAAGTGCATCTTCAGCGCAAACTTCATTGTAGGAGGGAGGAGCTTCTTT